TATATAATGAGAATGTTTTATGGCATAGTAGAAGACCGTAACGACCCACTGTTAATTGGTAGGGTTAGGGTACGTGTACATGGATTGCATACAGATGATAAACAGTTGATTGCAACACCCGACCTTCCATGGTCTCAAGTGGTTCTTCCAACAACCTCTGCTGGTCTTTCGGGGTTTGGAACACAGCACGGACTCGTAGAAGGGTCTACAGTTATTGGTTTTTTTAGGGATGAAAAAGTTCAACAAGATTTTGTAGTAACAGGAGCTGTTGCTGGTATTCCTGCTCAGGGATATAAAGAATCTATCACCGATGAATTACTTAAGAGAGAAGTCGTCAAAGGATTCAATGACCCACGTAGATTAACATCAGCAGATTATGCTGACACACCCGATGGTGCTTCACCCACACAATCACCAAATCGTACATTCGGTTTAGAGAAAGGTTTGGATGAGTTCCCTAAGAAACCTAAAGAGATTGAGATAAATCTCGTAGATGGTACAGGGTCTACAATAACAGAATTAGAACTTACAGAGGCAGATTTACCTTACTATCCTTTGTATTATGATAAGTCCGATTTATCACAAGCTGCAACTGGTGATAAGGATTACACTAGTAGAGATGTAAGTGCAGTAAACTCAAAACCCGATACACCCATGGGTATGCCAGCTTCAGTAGCTGCACCTGTGTATCCGTTCAATAAAACTATAGAAACAGAATCGGGACACTTGATAGAAATTGATGACACTCCTACACTAGAAAGACTAGCAATAGAACATAGGTCAGGAACGTTTCAGGAGGTTCACCCCGATGGTAGTGTAGTACAACGTATAGTAAATGACAACTATCAAGTGATTGCAAAAGATGACAAACTTTATATAGCAGGTAATGCTGATATAACTGTAGAAAAAGGTAATGTCACTATCAATGTGAATACAGGTAATGTATCCACAACAGTACTCAAGGGTAATGTTGACACTAAGGTTATGGAAGGAAACGTTGACTTATATGTTAAAGGTAATGTATCCGAGGTCATTGATGGTAATGTTGATTCGCAGATTGGTGGAACACTTAATGCTGATGTGGTTGGTAATACTACATTCACATCACCCCAAACACTTATGACTACAAATTTAACTGTTGATGGTACAGTTCATATCACTGGTGCTCAGACAAATGATTCTACAATTGATGCAGTCGGTGACATATCAACTGATGCTGGAAACGGCCCAACACTTGCAACACATAAACACAAAGCGACTTCACAAGATACTGGTTCAGGTTCTAATGCTGGTAAGAAGAAAAATACAAGTGTTCCCGATGCATAATGTATGAGAACGTATAAATAGAACTATGAAAGATGTAAAAAACAATGCTTCAAGAGTAGCAACTGATAATCTTTATTCCGATTTAGATTTATTGTTTCAAGCACATCCAGTTACAGGAGATGTAACTAGAAAAACTGATATAGCATCTATCAAAAGAGCAGTGAAGAATATTGTTCTAACAAATGCATATGAGAGACCATTCAAACCAGGCTTTGGTGGTAATCTAACAAACAAATTATTTGAACTGAATACAGACCGAGGAATACGAAGAGTTGCAAATACACTAGGTGAAACTATAACAACGTTTGAACCAAGAGTGGAGAATGTAGTGATTCGTATAGACGAAGATAAGTTCGATGAGAACACTCTTTCTGTAACAGTATCATACAATGTTAAAAATGGAGTTAAAGACCAATCCGTAAAAATCGCAGTAACGAGGGTAAGATAAAATGGCAAAAGTAAACAGTTCACAATTAAACATTACGGAATTAGACTTCGATAATATTGCTCTAAATCTAAAAGACTTTTTGAAGGGACAAGATAGTCTCAAGGACTACAACTTCGAAGGTTCTACAATGTCAGTATTGATTGACCTTCTTGCATATTCATCACACATCAGCGCAGTAAATACTAACATTGCTGGAAGTGAACTATTTTTAGATTCAGCACAGATTAGAAAGAATGTAGTATCACGTGCAAAAGATTTGGGATTCATCCCATCTTCTGAAACAGGTGCTGGTGCTATCGTAGATTTAACTATCTCTAATGTTAGAAATGGTGATGGTACAATCCCATCTGCTGGTGACATGACACTTGGAAGAGGTGCAATATACCAAACAGTATATGATGGAAGTACATATAACTTTGTCGTTACAGAGAGTGTGAAACCATCTCAGAACGGAAACGAATTCAGATATTCAAATGTTGGTTTAACTCAAGGTACATATGCAAATGATACTTTTATCTTTGATACGCAAATGTCCAATCCAAAATTTGTGTTATCAAATCAAAGAGTCGATAAACAACACATACAGATAAGTGTAAACTCAGGCGGTGTAAGTTCAACATACACACTATCAACAGGTATATCAAACATCACAACAACATCTAAAGTATTCTATGAACAAGAGAATGAAGATGGATATAGAGAAATCTACTTTGGTGATGGTGTACTTGGTGCAGCTCTTAAAGACGGTGACATTATAAACGTTACTTATATTGTGGTTGATGATTATCACGCAAACGGTGCTGCTACATTTACACCTGTAAATAGTATTAATGGATTTAGTAATATTTCAGTATTGACTACTCAGAAAGCAATCGGTGGTGCAGAGAAAGAATCCATTGACTCAATCAAGTTTAAAGCGACTAAGTTCTATACATCACAGAACAGACTCGTGACACTTAACGACTATAAAGCAAAGGTATCAGAGTATTATCCAAATGCGGATGCTGTTGCAGTGTGGGGTGGTGAAGACAACGACCCACCCGAGTATGGTAAAGTGTTTGTTGCTTTGAAACCTAAAAATGCAGACTACCTTTCTGAAACAGAAAGAAAGTTAGTAGTGCAAAAACTGAATGCACTTAACATGCTAACAGTTCGACCTACTATTGTCAACCCCGAGATAATTAAAATTCTTGTCTCAACTACATTCAAATATAACCCTACTGGAACAACACTAAGTAAAGGTGAACTGGAGGGTATCGTGACTAACGCTATCAATGATTTTGACGCTTCTAACCTAAGTAACTTTGATTCTATTTTCAGACATTCAAACTTAGTAAAAGAAATTGATTTAGCAAACGATTCTATACTTTCTAATATTACGAATATCAGATTACGTAAATCACAGAAAGTTGTTACCGACCAATCTAAAGGTTTGACTATAAACATAGGTAACGGACTATACAATCCCGAGTCAGGTTATAATGCTTCTAACGGTGGTATTATAGTAACGACTGGTTTTAAAGTACAAGGGGACTCAGTAAACACACAATATTTTGACGATGATGGAAAGGGTAATCTAAGAAGATACTATCTATCAGGCGCAACAAGAATTTATCTAGATAATTCAGCTGGAACGGTTGAGTATTCTACTGGTAAAATAACAATCAATAATATCTTCTTTACTTCGGTAGATAAAACAGATAGTACGATTGACTTCACATTAATCCCAGCATCGTTTGATGTTGTTGCAACTAGAGGTAACTTAGTTGACATCGACCAACAATCGATTGTTGTGAAAGGTGAGATAGACACCATCGCAAGTGGTGAGAGTAGTGCTGGTGTTGGGTTTAATTCAACATCTAGTACAACATATTAGTATGCATAACGTGGTCTAAGACACATGGTGTGTGCTTAGAGTAGCATTCCATTAACTTGGTTTTTATAGGAGAAAAACAAAATGGCAGATAAGAAAATTAGCGCATTGACAGCGGTTGCTGATTCAGCAATTGGTGGAGATGATTTACTACATATCGTAGACAACCCAGGCGGTACACCTGTTAATAAAAAGATGACTATTGCTCAACTTTTTAAGAACATCCCTACTTTCTTGGCAAGTGACGATATCACAACTTTAACGTCTAGTGCAACAGACCTTGCATCTTCATTCGTTACTATTATCAATGGTAATGGTTGGGGTGCTCATACCAACTTTACGTTGGATGATGGTACTGCAATTGGTCAGTTGAAAATCATTATGGCAGGTACAGAACCAGCATCTTCATACGAAGGTAGAATTACAGTTACTAATTGGCAGAAGTCAACTACAGCTGCTCCACAAATCGTATTGGATTCACAAGGTGAAGCTGTTGTATTGATTTGGACTGGTACTGCATGGAACCTAGTCGCTAACACTGGCGCAACAGTAAGTTTTGCTTAAGTAGATACATATGCAAGAGTACCAAACAGATAGTTTAAGTTCGAGACTTCCCTCTTTACTTCCCGAGTACTTGAGGGAGGAATCTCCAGCGCTTGAATCTTTTCTAAAGGCGTACTTTGAATTTTTAGAAGCAGAGATTATTACTCTCTCTTCACAATCTACTATAGACAATTTAAGTTTAGAGGACGGTATCGGCGACCTATTATTGGAAGACGCTACCGTCACTAATCGTTTCAGTGATGAATCAAGAAAGATAATTGCTGAATCAAGTACTACCAATCCAACTGCAACTGCATCACCATTTTTTAAGGGTGAATACATTGTTGGTAGTAAATCAAAATCAGTTGGTAAAGTTACACTAGTAAGTGGTAACAAACTATATGTTGAAACTATCGAAGGACATGGCTTCCAAAAAGAAGAGACTATCAGTGGTAGAGAGTCAAAACAAACAGGTGTCGTAGAAAGTTTTAAACAGAACACCGTTCTTGCTACAAACAGATTATTAGATTATTCAGATGTAGATAGAACCACAGAAGAATTCCTTCAGTATTTCCAAAACGATTTAATCCCATCTTTGGATATTGGTAATACTGTTAATCGTAGACTTACGATTAAAAACATTAAAGATTTATATCAATCTAAAGGTACTGCTGATTCAGTTAAGTTCCTTATGAGATTGTTGTATGGTGAAGATGCAACCATACGATACCCCGATAACGAAACACAATACATCTCAGAGTCAGGTTATAACGAAGTACGAAGAGTACGTGTTGCTGTAGATACAGGTCTACCACAAGCAACAGATAGACTAATTCAATACAGACCCGATAGTGATTTCATAGAAGCAGAAGCAATCATTGAAAATGTATTCGTTGATGATTTTGACAACAAAGAGTATTCACTAGAAATTACAATCAATCATTCGGGCACCTTTACCCAAGATAGTAAAGTAACATTTATTGATAGAGATGGTATCACAGAATACACTGGTACAGTTCTAGGTATCATTGCACAAGTATCAAGAGATTCATCATCAACTTATATCGCACATGACGATGATGGTGTTATTCTTTTAGAAAGTGAAGAAGGTACTGCTACGGGTGGTCTCTTGTTTGAACAACAAGGGATTGGTTCATTGTATTCAATGAATGACGTTATTGAATTTACAGGAAGTAAGAGTAACCCACAAGCTGTAAAAGCACGTGGTGTTGTTGATGGACTGAGTAGA